TTCTTAGACAAGACGAAAGAACGAGCGATGAACATTCTAAAGGGAAAAGATTTAGAAGATCCATTATTTCCTTTCATTTGCAAGATAGATAATCCAGAAGAAATTGATAATCCTGATGTATGGGAAAAAGCGAATCCGATGTTTAGCGAGCCGAGAAGTTCTTACGCTAAACAATTATTTAAAAAGGTATTAACTCAATATAAACAATTAGAAAATAATCCTTCAAACCGTGAAGAATTTATAACAAAACGGATGAATTATCCCGAAACAGATTTAACAAAGTCTGTAGCTCCGTGGGAGGAAATCATGCGTACTGGTTATGAAGAAGATGGAGTAACGCTTAGAGAAGTTCCAGATCTAAGACACAAAACTGCTGTGGGCGGCCTCGACTTCGCCAGCATCAAGGACTTTGCATCAGTCGGATTACTGTTTAAACATGGTGAGGATTACATTTGGAAATCACATTCATTTGTAAGAAAAGGCTTTTTGGACAAAGTGAAATTAAAAGTGCCTATTAAAGAATGGGAAGAACAAGGATTGCTTACTATTCTAGATGAACCAGTCATTAATATCTCTCACATTGTAGATTGGTTTGTAAAAATGCGTGAGTTATACGGGTTTAATACGATTGTAGCTGATACGTTCCGTCTTGATCTTGTTAAATCAGCACTTGAAGCTGAAGGTTTCATATTGTTATACATTCGTAATCCAAAAGCAATTCATTCCCTTTTAGCTCCACGAGTTGAAACATTATTTGCAAACAATCGCATTATCTTTGGTGATAATCCATTAATGCGTTGGTACACCAATAACGTCTACGTCCACATCAAAAAAGACGGTAACAAAGAATATCTGAAAAAAGATGAATTCAAGCGAAAAACAGATGGATTCCAAGCTTTTATCCATGCATTATGGCAAGCGGATAACGTTCTTGTGGATGAATTTGATTTTATGCTAGATGGTATTAAATTCTAATAAAGGGGGTGATAATCATTGGATGGCTGGATGCGGTATTTAAAAGAAATAGTGAGTTAGGATTTATGTTTGATGTGGAAATGTTTATTGAAAAGGCAAATAGAGTCCACATGAAGCGAATAGCGATTGATACCTGTATATCATTTTTAGGAAGGACAATTAGTCAATCAGAATTCAGAGTAAAAAACGGTGGGAAATTCGAAAAAGATGAGCTTTATTACCGATTAAATGTTAGGCCCAATAAGAATATGACAGCAAGTACCTTTTGGGAACAGTTCATTTACAAACTTATTTATGATAATGAAGCTTTAATTATACAAGCAGATGATGGTGATCTACTTATCGCTGACGACTTTGAACATAATGAGTACGCTGTGTTTGAAGATACTTTTACAAATGTCACCGTAAAAGATTATCAGTTTAAGAGAAGTTTTAAACAAAGTGAAGTCATTCATTTAAGATATCGTAATGACAAGTTATCACCGCTTATTGATGGGCTTTTTGCTGATTATGGTGATTTATTCGGTAGGATATTAAGCTCTCAAAAACGTAAAAATCAAATTCGTGCCACAGTTGATATGGACATGCTTGCTGCAAAGAGTAAAGACCATCAAGCAAAACTCCAAAATTTTATAGATGACATGTATAAAGCTGTTGGAGAAAATGATATTGCTATTATTCCACAACAACCAGGATTTAAATACGAAGAAACATCAGGTGGTGTAAATTCTGGTCAAAGTGTGGATGAAATAAACAAAGTAACGAATGGCTTTCTAAATCAAGTAGCTATGGCTTTTGGTATTCCGACCGCTTTGTTATATGGCGAAATGGCTGATGTAGAGAAGCAAACGAAAAATTATATGCTTTTCACAGTGAAACCATTATTAAAAAAGATTTCAGATGAAGCAAACGTTAAATTTTTTGAAAAAGAAGAGTATCTTTTAGGTCAAAAAATTGAAATTAAATCCGTTTCTTATCAGAGTATATTTGAGCTTGCTGAAAGTATCGATAAACTCATTTCTTCTAGTGCATTCACAGGTAATGAGCTTAGATTGGAAGTAGGATATGATATTTCAAATGATCCGAATTTAAACAAACATTATATTACCAAAAACTATACAGAAACTCATTTAACTGAAGGAGGTGAGAAAGAAAATGACGGTGAAAATTGACGTTAAAGGGCCAATTATTTCTAATGATGAAGCTTGGATTTATGATTGGTTTGAAATGGATGCTACAAGCCCAGGTAAGATTTCAAAAGCGCTTGATGAAGCAAATGGCGATGACTTAGTTGTATCAATTAATAGTCCTGGCGGTTATGTAAATGAAGGTTCAGAGATTTACACAGCATTAAAAAATTATCCTGGTCATGTGGAAGCTCAAATTGTTGGATTGGCGGCAAGTGCAGCATCATTCATTGCGATGGGTGCTGATAAAGTTCGAATCTCTCCAACAGCTCAAATCATGATTCATAATGCTTCTATGTGGAATGGTGGAGATCACCGTGACATGGAAAAGGCTGCTGAAATGTTGAAAACGACAGATCGAGCGATTGTAAACGCCTATGTCATTAAGAGTGGTAAATCAGAAGAAGAATTACTTAATATGATGGCTGAAGAAACTTGGATGGGTCCACAACAAGCATTAGAAAATAACTTTGTGGATGAAATCATGTTCATGGAAAATCCAGTTAAAATGACTGCTTCGGCTGCCACTTCTGCCATGCTTCCACAGAAAGTAATCGATGGCTTTAGAAATGGAACAATAAGCAAAGATCAAGGAATTACAAAAGAAGATTTAAATGCAGCATTGGCAGGATTAAAAAATGAAATCCTAAATGATTTGCAAAATAATACAGCTGAAAAACCAAAAGAGCCAAGTCCTAAACCTGTAAAAAACAGTGGGATTAAAGGGCTCTTTTTAAAATTTTAAAAATTGGGGGAAATATATAATGGTCATTAAATTTAATAAATCTGAAGCATTTAATAAGGCAAAAGCAAAATTAACGGATGCTTTAACTAACGCGGAAAGCACAGAACAAGAACAAACGGCAGCCTTTGAAGGTTTCTTTGATGCAATGCAAACAGATGTAATTGACACAGTCCGTAACCAAGTAAATGATGAAATGTTAGATCGTTCTATTCTTCAACAACGCGGTCAAAATGTATTAACAGCAGCTGAAAAAAAATTCTTTAATGCAGTTGTACAAGAAGGTGGTTTTAAAGAAGGTTCAATCCTTCCAGTAACTACACAAGAACGTGTATTTGAAGACCTAGTTAAAGAACATCCGTTACTTAATGTTTTAGGGTTACAAGATTTAGGCGCAGTTACTAAGTTCATTTACTCTGATGCAACAAAAGCGTATGCATGGGGTGAGTTATTCGGTGAAATCCGAGGTCAAGTAAATGCAGCGTTCCGAGAAGAAAAAATTGGTCAGCTTAAATTAACTGCATTCGCAGCTATCCCAAATGACATGTTAGATCTTGGACCAGAATGGGTTGAACGTTATGTTCGAACTTTATTAGTAGAATCTTATTCAGTAGGTTTAGAATTTGGTTTTGTGAATGGTGGCGGAGCTGTAGCGCATCAACCAGTAGGTTTAATGAAAGATGTAAATGCAACTACAGGCGCGGTTACTGATAAAAAATCATCTGGTACATTAACATTTGCTCCTTCTGAACATGGCGAAGTAATTGCTGGTGAACTTTACGAAGTGGTAAAAGCTTTATCTGTTGATGGAAAAGGAAAATCTCGTAAAGTATTAAATAAAATTGTGATGGTCGTCAATCCTGTGGATGCAATCGGTGTACAAGCACGTAACACAATTCAAACTCCTAATGGTCAATGGGTAATGGCGTTACCTTATAACATCCAAACTGCTGAATCTGAAGAAGTTCCAGTTGGAAAAGCATTATTCTTTGTAAAAGGACAATATCTTGCAGCGATTGCTGGCGGATATAAGCTTAAAAAGTTTGATCAAACATTAGCAATTGAAGATGCTACGCTTTATACAATCAAACAGTTTGCTAACGGTAAACCAAAAGATAATAAAGCAGCTCTTGTTTATGATTTGAAAATTTCTTTCGTCCCTAAAACTCCAGTAAGCTAAGGGTGATTTGAATGGAAATAGTAATCTCAAATGAAATATTACAGCAATTTAAAGATAGGATGCACTTAGGGGATGAGGAAGATGATAACCTAAAGCGCATCCTTTCTGCATCCACAAAAGCTTTAATAAAAGATTGTGGAGCATATGACATAAACGAAGATGAGACGTTCAAAGAATTAGTTTTTGAGCGTTCTCGTTATGTTTATAATGATGCACTTGAGTATTTTTCTAAGAACTTTTTAACTGAAATTAATAGTTTTGGCATCGCAAAAGCTTTAGAAGAAATTAAATTGGACGGTGATTAACATGCGTCCTTTTCAGTACAAGAAACCGCTGAATACAGGAGATTGTAGAAATCGAATTATCATCGAACAACCTGTAGTAATAAAAGATGAATTAAATCAGCCAATTGAAACAGATTGGCAAGAAGTAAAAAAAGCATGGGCAATGATAAAAACGGTAAAAGGTTCTGAGTATATTGAAGCTTCAGCTTCACAAGCTACTCGGATTTATCGTTTTGTAATCCCTTATACATCGGGAATTACAGAAGAAATGCGGATCAAAATGAAGAATCGCATCTTTGATATTATCGAACCGCCAATGAATGACGATGAAATGTATCAAACATTGACTATTATCGCAAAGGAGCATACTTGATATGAATGATTTTGCGAGTGATCTTGCTAGAGAATTACAAAGATATGCACGTGTTGTGGAAGAAAACTTAGAAAATGAAATTGATGAAGTGGGAGATATTGCTGTTGGTAAGTTAAAGCAAGGAAGCCCTAAAAAAACAGGTGCTTATCGTAAAGGATGGCGTAAGAAAAAAGAAGGTAATGGAGTTGTTCTCCATAATACGCAAGGACAATTAACGCATCTTTTAGAAAAGGGACATGCGAAAGTCGGTGGTGGTCGAGTTCCAGCACAAGTTCATATTCGTCCAGTTGAAGAGTATGTAATTGACGAATTGCCAAGACGTATCGAAAGGGCGGTTCAACAATGACATTAGGTGAGTTAACAAAAATCCTTGAAGCTACCGGTTATCCTGTGGCTTATTCGCATTTCACAGCAACGCCAGGTAATTCAGTTCCAACGCCACCTTATATTTGTTTTCTTGTGGATAGATCAGCAAATTTAATGGCTGATAACAAGGTCTATCACAAGATAAATGATTTAAATATAGAACTTTACACAATTAAAAAAGACTTAGTCGCAGAAGCCAAACTTGAAAAAGTCCTAGATGATCATGAAATTACTTATGACTCGTATGGGACTTTTATTGAATCTGAAAAAATGTATCAACAAATTTATGAAACGAGGTTGATGTAAGTGAATAAAGAAAATAAAGTTACGTTTGGTCTGAAGAATGTACATTACGTTCCATATGATGTTCAAGATTTTTTAGTGAAATTTGGTACACCAATACCACTACCTGGTGGAGTTGAATTAACATTTGAACCACGCGGTGATTTAATTGAGTTCTATGCTGATGACATGCTTTACTATGCAGCAAGTAATAACCAAGGTTACGATGGAACGTTATCCATTGCTACTATTCCAGAGCAATTTGCTATCAATGCATTAGGCGAACAATTAGATGAGACAGATGGTGTATTAAATGAGTTAGCTGATGCCAAAGGGAAACCATTTGCCTTACTATTTGAATTCGATGGGGATGTGAACGCAACGCGACATGTTATGTATAACTGTGCAGCAAGTCGTCCGACAATCGCATCTAAAACAAAGACAAACTCAGCTGAACCGAATACAAATGAATTGAAATTTGTTTCTAGTCCAATTGTTTTAGCGCCTGGTGGAAGACCAATGGTTAAAACAAAAACAACTTCTAAAACAATGCAAGCGATTTACGATAACTGGTACAAAGAAGTGTACGTTAAAAAGCCAGCAGCACCAAAAGGAGCGTAATAGTAAATGGAAAAGACAATTACAATAGACGGAAAACAAGTCAGATTAAAAAGTACAGCAGCAACAGTTAAACGATATAAAGCACAATTCAGACGTAATTTATTTGCAGATATGGTGGGGTTAGGAGCAATTAGTACGTTAACTTCATCAGATGGATCACAACAACCTATCGATACATCTAATCTTGATTTAAGTAAAGTGGATTTTGAACTTATTTATGATTTGACTTGGTTATTCGCTAAAACAGCTGATTCAAGTATTCCTGATCCTATGATGTGGCTGGATGAATTTGAAGAATTCCCAATTGAAGAAATTATGCCAGAAATAATGGAACTTGTTCAAGTCACTATGGGAGCAAAAAAAAAATAAAAGAAAACAATGGAGAGCAAGGGACATTCAGTGATGAAGAATTAAACACTGATTTGTTCCTTGCTCTTTGTTATAAAGCAAAATTAACGCATTGGGATTTAGAAACCATGACAATCGGTGATTGTTTTGATTACATCGCTGAGTTTGCTGAAATGGAGAACCCAGACAAAGAAAAAGTTAGAAAAGCAAACCAAAAAGATTACGATGCATTCTAAGAAATGAGGTGAGAAAATGGCAGGAAGAATTAAAGGGATTACGATAGAAATCGGCGGGAATACTCAACCGTTACAAAATGCTTTAAAAGATGTAAATAAACAAAGTGATGCTTTGGCTAAAGAATTAAAAGATGTTGAGCGCCTTTTAAAATTTGATCCAGGTAACGTGGAAGCATTAGCACAAAAACAAAAATTACTTACACAACAGATTGAAAATACAACGCAAAAGCTAGATAAATTGAAAGCAGCGGAACAACAAGTACAAGCTCAATTTCAAAACGGTAAAATTTCTGAAGAACAATATCGTGCATTCAGGCGTGAAATTGAATTTACAGAAGGGGCACTTAATGGTCTTAAAAATAAGCTAGGAAACATGAAGGCTGAACAAGAGAATGTAGCAAGTTCCACAAGACAACTAGAAACATTGTTTAGAGCTACAGGAAAAAGCGTTGATGATTTTGCAGGGGCATTAGGAAATCGTCTTGTGAATGCAATTAAAAGCGGAACAGCTACAAGTCGCCAATTAGAACAAACGATTGGGATTATTGGTCGTGAAGCATTAGGAACTGAAGCGGATATTGAAAAATTACAACGAGCGCTACGATCTGTGGATGCTGGTAATTCAATACAACAAGTACGAAACGAATTACGAGGTTTACAACAAGAAGCCCAAAGGACGGAAAGAGAATTTAAAGAGTTAGATATTGGCTTAGAAAACGTTCTTGGAGCAATGGTAGCTGGTGGCGGAATTGCCGGGACAATCGAAAAAGCACTTGATATGTCTAAGTTGAAAACAAAAATTGATATTACTTTCGATGTACCCGAGTCCTCCAAAAAGTCAGTAGAAGAAGCTATTAGGGGTGTCACTACTTATGGAGTCGATGCTGAAGCATCTTTAGAGGGGGTGCGCAGGCAATGGGCTTTAAATAAAAATATTAGCGATGAAGCTAACGCATCTATAGCAAAAGGAGCCGCGGTAATTGCAACATCTTATGAAGGTATAGATTTTACAGAGTTAATCCAAGAAACATATGAAATAGGAAATGAATTAGGGATAACTCAAGATAGTGCCCTTGGTATGGTTGATGCGTTGTTAAAAATGGGATTTCCGCCAGAGCAACTAGATATTATTGCCGAATACGGAAGTCAGCTGACCCGTGCAGGCTTTAAAGCTGAAGAAATCCAAGCGATTATGGAAGCAGGCGTTGAAACAGGTAGTTGGAATATTGATAATCTCTTAGATGGACTGAAAGAAGGAAGAATTCAATTAACTGAATTTGCTCAAGGTGCGGATAAGGCTTTGAAAGAAGCCCTAGATGGTTCTGGGATTGCCACAGAACAAATAGAAAAGTGGGGTGCAGCTGTCGCTAAGGGTGGAAGTGATGGTTCGAAAGCTATGGTAGAAGTAGCTAAAGCAATTGAAGGGATAGAAGATCCAGTAAAAAGAAATCAAGTGGGGGTTAAAGTTCTAGCCACTATGTTTGAAGACCAAGGACAAAATTTAACTAACACTTTAATAAGTGCTTCAGAAAAAACCGTAGACTTCCAGAAGAATCAGGATAAATTGAATGAATCTATTAAAAAAATGGATGCAAGTCCAGCGGTTAAATTTCAAAAAGCAATGAGTGATTTACAGATGGCGCTGAAACCAGTTCTTGGAGTTGTAGCAGATCTAATCTCTAAATTTGCCGAATGGATTTCTAATAATCCAGAATTAGCAGCGACATTAGCGACTATCGGAGTAGCTATTGGTGTGGTTTCCGGTGCGATTATGGCACTTGCGCCTATAGTTGTGACGGTCATGAGTATCTTCGGGATTGGAGCGGCTGCAGCGGCTGGATTTGTTGCGGCTATTCCCCTTATCATAGCCGCTATAGCAGCCATAGGTATTGCGATTTATAAAAACTTTGATGATATTAAACAATGGATTATAGATACTTGGGATTCTATTACGGAATATTTAGTAGGGGTTTGGGATGGTATCGTGCAATCATCCAGTGAAGCTTGGAATGCATTTTTAGAAACAATGCATGCATTCTTTGATCCAATAGGTCAGTTTTTTAGCGATTTATGGACAGGCATAGGCGAGATATGTAGTAGTACCTGGAATTCTATTGTCGAATTTTTCTCAGGAGCTTGGGCTTCATTCACAGAAATGATGCATAGTTTCTTTGATCCGATAGGCGAATTATTTAGTAGCTTGTGGTCTGGAATTGTTGAAACAGCTTCCTCTTGGTGGACTTCTTTAGTTACAACAGCTTCTGAACTGTGGGGAACACTCGTACAAGCTTGGCAAGAAATTTGGAACACGATTCTTACTGTTTTAGATCCAATTATTTCAGCAGTTTCTACCGTTTTAGAAGCTGGATGGCTACTTATTCAAGCCGGAGTACAAATTGCATGGGCGGCAATCTGCCAATATATTATTCACCCAATTCAAGAAGCTTACAATTGGGTGAGTACAACAATCAGTGAAATGGTTACTTGGCTTGGTGCACAATGGGAAATTGCAAAAGCTGTGGCACAAGTAGCCTGGGGATTATTTAAGCAATATATCATTCAACCAGTCGTAGACACTTGGAACTTAGTAAAAGAAAAGTTCAGTGATTTAGTTTCATGGCTAAATTCACAATGGGAGACAATAAAATCATATACATCAGCGGCGTGGAATCTTGTAAAACAATATGTTATCCAACCAGTGCAAGAATTGTGGAATACAACAAAAGAAAAGTTAACTGATTTAGCAAATTGGATATTAGGAAATTGGGCGAAAATCCAATCTTATACACTTGCAGCATGGCAGTTAGTTTATAAATATGTTATTGATCCGGTTATTTCAGCCTATAATTCTACGAAAGAAAAATTTGGTGAAATGTATAACAGTGCGAAAGAAAAATTTGATGCTATAAAAAATGCAGCACAAGAAAAATTCGATGCGGCTAAACGTAATATCATCGATCCAATCAAAGAAGCGGTTGGTAAGGTAGAAGAATTTATTGGGAAGATTAAGGGATTCTTTAGTGATTTAAAATTAAAAATTCCAAAGCCTGAAATGCCACCTCTTCCACACTTTAGTTTACAAACAAGTACGAAAAACGTTTTAGGTAAAGATGTTACTTATCCATCAGGAATTAATATTGATTGGCGTGCAAAAGGTGGTATCTTCACTAAGCCGACTATCTTTGGGATGAATAATGGACGTTATCAAGCAGCAGGAGAAGCGGGGGACGAAGCGGTGCTTCCGCTTAATAAAAAGACACTTGGAGCTATTGGTGCTGGAATCGTAGCAGCCATGCCACGAGAACAATTTGCTATGCCAGACGAAATAAATCAATTAATGGGTGACATGAGCCGTATGATGGCTAGTTCTGTCAGCCAATTATCAGGATTAAAGACTGTCATGAGTGGTGTGTATGGAAATATGTCAAATAGTAAACAGGCTATGACAAGTAGTGTATCAAATCAAGTATTTAATAACTCATTTGGATCATCTGGTGACGGAGCAATTCCGATGCTTGGTGGTGATTTGGTTGTTGAAGTTCCTATTGTTATAGAGGGGCGAGATGTGGCGCGTGGTACGTATCGATATACAACCGAGTACCAAGAAAGAGAAAAACAAAGAGACTCAGCCTTTTAGGTTTGGGTTTCTTTTATTTTATAGAGAAACGAGGTGTTAAAATGAGTACTTTTACTTTTAATAAACAACGCAAGGAATACATTCAAATAGAAAAAGGATGGAGTCCACCAACATGGGCACCTCTAAAACGGAATTTTTTAAAAACACCTGGATATCCAGGTGCAAGATTATTAGGTACAGAAACCGATCCACGTCCACTTCCTGTACCTGTAGGAATTATTGTTCCAGATGGAACGGACTTAGAAACTTTAAAAGAAGAAATAGCAGATTGGTTAATTACAGAACAACCTGTCGAGTTAGTTTTTGATGTAAAACCAGATAGAACATATATAGCTGTTGCTGATGAAGATTTTAATGTTGATGATTTTGTAAGTCTGGGAAAAGGTACTTTAAAATTTATTTGCCCAATGCCATATAAATTAGGACCAATTCGAAATGCAAAAGCAAAACTAGAACCAAATAATATTATTAAAATGGATGCTTTGAATGAGGGAAGTGTATTTTCAGAACCGAAATTCAAGATACAGGTAGAGAATCCGTCCACATTCATCGATATTATAAATAAAAATGGAGGTCAACATTTTCGTATAGGATACCCAGTTAAGATAGATGAAACGCCAATAAGTCGGTATGAATTGGTTATGCATGATAAAGCGAATTCTCTAGTGGGTTGGACGGAAGTGGGAAAAGATTTCGTTTCAGATTACGGAATCGTAGCAGGGAAAATGATAGCGGATGGTGCACGCATCATGCCATCTGATTACGGTCAAGGGCAATTTTGGCACGGACCAGCAGTGAAAAGAAGTATTACAGATGGACCGCTACAAGATTTCACACTTGATGCAATAGTTGAATGTCGAAACTTAAACCCTGCAACTATGGGACGTGTAGAACTTTATTTATTAGATGAAAACAGCGTTGTAGTCGGAAAAGTAGGTATGTTTGATGCATATAGAAATTCTAGCGAGAACTTTGGTGAAGTTATGGCGGGAAACGGTGACTACAATCATTTGATTATAGCGGAAACGGGTTATTATCGTACAACATGGAATGATTTTTATGGACGTCTACACATTGCACGAGTCGGAAATTATTGGCAGGGTGATATTGCTTTAATCGATGAAAAAGGAAATTACCATACAGAAAAATTTGCCCAATGGTGGGATACGGGCAATAGCTTTATGAAAAAGGTAGCTCAAATTGTTGTGCATATATGTTCGTTTAATGATGCACCATCATTAATTGCAGCTGTACATGATATTAAAGTGCAAAAAGTAAATAGCAATACAGAACGTCAAATACCTTATATTGTTCAAAAAGGAGATCTTGTAGAAATCGATTCATCGGATGCAAGTATTCGTATTAACGGAGCAGATGCGATAAATATAAAGGATTTTATGAGTGACTATATACGTATTGAAAAAGGAAAGAATGAAATCGAAATATCCCCAAACAACATTGGACAAGTAAATGTAACATATAGGGAGCGTTACAGATGAGTAAAGCAAATAATCTATTACACATTGTGGATTTTAAAACAGAACAAATCACAGGTGTTATCAAAGAACAGGATTATTGGGATGATTTACGCCAATGGGAGCTTAAAGATAACAAAGATAAATTTGAGTTCACAACAGCTGATGGTACAAAGATAGCGGCATCACTTATACAACAGAACCTTGTCGTTAAACAAACTCGTGACGGTACTTTTGTTTCATACATTATTACAGAAGTAGAGCAAGATACAACAGGTCGTCCAAAAAAGATTTATGCACTTGGTGAACATACAAAGCTAAGGAAAGCGACTGTAATTAAACCACAAACTTTACAAGCTACTACAGTCAACGAATCTACAGACTTTGCTTTACAAGGTACAGAGTGGAAACGTGGAATTACTGAGTTTGTTGGTATACGTACCATTCATATTAAGGATTTTACAAATCCGCTTGATCTCTTAAAACAAATCGCATCTACGTTTGAACTAGAAATTCGTTTTAGAACAGAAATAATGGGATCTTTTATTGTCGGTCGGTATGTAGATGTAATAAAAAAAGTAGGACGTGACAACGGAAAAGAATTCTTGTTAGGAAAAGATGTACAAGGCATCCGGCGTATTGAGAATAGTCAAGATGTAGTAACCGCTCTTGTAGGTGTTGGTCCACAAAATAGTGAAACTGGTGAATTTCTCACATTTGAAGAAATAAACAATGGCAAACTTTATGTAGGAAATAATGATGCCTTGCAACGTTGGTCAAAAGATGGCAAGCATTTATTCGATATTTATTCACCGCAAACAGAAGATCAAGATATGACGAAGCAACGACTTAAACAGTTAACCGAAGCAGAATTAAAGAAGCGAATTGATAGTTCTACTTCATATGAAGTAAGTGCAGTAGCGCTTGAAAAAGTGTTTGGTTTATCACATGAATCGGTTCGTAAAGGAGATACGGTACGAATAAAAGATACAGGGTTTAGTCCACCACTTTTCTTAGAAGCTAGGTTAATAGCAGCAGATGAATGTGACACTGATCCATCGAAAGATAAATATATCTTTGGTAATTATCGTGAAATTAAAGATACACGAAGCCTTATCGATAGGTTATACGCACAAATCATGGGTAGCATATCAAATAAAGCATCTAAAGAATTACTAGATACGTTAGATAGAAAGCTTCAAGAAAATGTAAAAGAAACAGAAGTCATTCGAAAAGAATCGGAAGCAGCAAAGAAAATTGCTGAACAAGTGACTGAAAACTTGAAGAATAATACCGTTGATATTATTGAAGGTGTAAATCCACCAACAGCAAACTTAAAGGATAGAAAAACGTTGTGGCAAGATATCAGCAAAGGTAAGCCTGGTATTCTGAAATTGTGGAAGGATGGTAAATGGGATCCTGTTGTTCCTGATGTGGAATCCATTAAGAAGGAAACGTTGGAACAGGTGAGCAAAGATATCGAGACCACAAAAAGCGAATTAAATCAAAAGGTTCAAGAAGCGCAAAAACAAGCAACAGGGCAATTTAATGAAGTGAAGGAAAGCTTACAAGGTTTTAGTCGTACCATTTCTGATGTGCAAAATAAACAGGGTGAAATTGATAAGAAGGTAACAAAGTTTGAGCAGGATTCTAACGGGTTTAAATTATCTATTGAATCGTTAACTAAAAAAGATACTGATATCAGCAATAAATTAAATTCAGTCGAGCAAACCGTGGAAGGCACAAAAAAGACGATATCTGATGTGCAACAAACTGCAAATGATCTGAAGAAAACAACAACTGAAATTAAAGAGCAAGCAGGCAAGATTAGTGAGAAGTTAACAAGTGTAGAAAAGCAAGCAAATACTCTAACAAATAAAACAACCGAGATTGAAAAAAGTGTGAATGGAATCAAAGAAACAGTAACAAAAGTTGAAAATAATCAAAATGGATTTGATAAACGTGTCACAGCGGTAGAGAAAACCGCTGAAGGTATTTCTCAAAACGTTAGCAAGTTACAAGAAACACAAACGACACAAGGTAAACAGATTACTGAAGCACAATCTGCAATCAAACAACATTCTGATGCACTGGATTTAGCTGTAAAAATGAAAGATGTTGAGAATTATGTAGGCGGTCTTGGATCTATTAATGAGATTCGTGACGCTGGTTTTACTCAAGGGAATAAATACTGGGGTTGGGCTGCTGGGCACTCTATAGATCCTAACCTAAAGTATAAAGGATACAATTCGTTTTCTATGCATACTACAGGACAAACCCAGGATGTATGGTGGGGTGCTTTTAGTCAATTTATAGATTGTTCTCCTAATGAAGATATTGTTATTTCTGCTTACTTTAACACTGATGGAAAAGTTCCTATTGATAATGGAGTATTTATCGAAATGGAATTTTGGCAATCGAATAAAACAACCAGAATTTCAACTGCTAGAGAAAGAGTTCAAATCATTAACAATACTTGGATCAAATCTACTTGTACAGCTAAAGCTCCGGCAGGAACTGGATATGTAAGGTTTCGACCATATGTACAAAGAAATGGTAGAGCTTGGTTCTGTATGCCTATGTTGCAACGAGGTAAAGTAGCTACAGAATTTTGGTTACATCCAAAAGATCAAACTAATGTTGACAAAATGATTGAAGATATTGCTGATAAAGTAGCTACACAAGATTACAACAAGAAAACAACTGAATTAGAGCGCCTTATTTCCGCCAATGCGCAGGGGATTAGTCTTGCTGCAGTAAAAACCGAAGTATATACGAAACAACAGGCTGACGGAAGATATGCGGATAAAGCGTATGTAGAAAAACAAGCGGGACGTATTGATGTAACCGAAAAAGCGATTACTAGTACCGTCCAAAAAGGCGATATTATCTCTGCTATTAACCAGACAGCCGAAAAGATTTCTATTAGTGTTTCAAAGCTAGATATAAATGCAGATACAGTTGTGAAATGGCTAACAGCGAAAGGAATCGACGCTGATGTCATTAAAATCAGTGGTGATAAAGTAACAATTGATAAAAATGGTATTACAGCGAAAATGGCTGATTTCTTTTTTGAAGATGAGCGTGGGCAGAAATTTTCAGTAACACCAAGGAAGAATCTCATTCCAGATCATGACTTTTCACACATTTCTTTTAATACTTTTAATAATTATTTTTTGAAGATCGAGTACAGTCCTACATGGACAATTATGTCTAATCCATATATTGAGAAACCAGTGGTTAATAATTATGAGCCAATGGTTAATCCGATGCGGATAGATTTGTCAAATTGGATTCGGTTCACATTATTTGATGGTGTAAAGCCTGGCAAGAAATATACGTTGTCAGCACATTTCAGAGCAACTACCAATGATAATCGTGTAAACATTACAAACAAGCCAATCATGAGAGCGGTATTCGGTAAATATAACGGTGACACTCCTGTGGAACTTGGGCGAGCATCAAAAACTTACGATGCTCCAAGCATTCAAACAGGGAAAATAGTAAGATACGCTTTAACCTTCACTGTGCCGAGTAACTATGTAGAAGGAAATGGTTATGTTTATATTGATTTATTTGGTGAGGGTCTGATAAATAATATGCAAGCAATTGCTGTATCAGGTGTTCAGTTGGTGGAAGGTGACGTTCCTTCCGTTTATAACTGGGATACAACACATGGAGAACTCGTAAACGGAACACTGCCTTTTTCTACAATTGCACTTGGTACAAGAGATAATACAATTCGGTACAATCATGTGAACGGATGGAACTATATGAATGCTCCACTTGAAATCGTAAGCAATGGTGAAGCGATGGCACTCGTTGGGACTGATCGTGCGGGACTCAGTTTTTATCCTCGTGGCGGTGGAGAACGTAGAAGTTACATTGGTCATCTTTACAACAATGAGAATAGATTCCGAATTGAATCAAAAGACCCTGTTGCAACGACACAATCAATTGAATGTAATGGGATTAACGTAGGCGGTGGATACTTTGGTTTTAATGCAGGTTCTATTCATTATACAAATGGTAGCTTAGGTACAGGATGGTATTTCCATGATGGCAGATGGAATTATGTTAATTTCACAAATATGACTTCTAGAACATAGAGAGGAAGAGGAGTATGAATCCAGATAAGTTTATGCGTCCAATGCCACCTAATGAACAGTCACCATTCTTAGGTAGAGTAGTTGATTTGAAGAAAGATGAAAATCAGGTCACCGTTAGCATTCCAAACGATATGCTAGAATTTTGCGGTATCAAAGAAGATACAAAAGTAGAGGTTTGGGGACTTCCTGATGGTACGCTGAGTATGCGCATTGCTACTGCATGTGACTTATGTAATAAGGGTGGTAGAGTTTACGAGATTGAGCTTTTCGGTAAAGTAAGTCTTATCTGTGCAGACGATTATTTAAAGTTAACTGGAAAGAGCCCGGCGGCTTCTGATGAAGTAACAATTGAACACGTTGAAGAAGTAGAAAATAGAATGATAGAAGGAGCATTACCAGCAGATCAGTATTAACTAAATACATGTAAACAAGTAGGGCAGCCATGAGCTGTTTTTAATTTTGAATAAAATACGGTTTTTAAAACAAATCGAAGCGTACTTGTAGTAGAGGCTTTTAATTTTTTAGATAAGGAGTGATTGTGTATGTATTGTAGCCATGTTAAAGAGTATTCAAATTATGTATTGATGAGTAATCCGCCGAAATTTACTTGGAAATGCAAGAAATGTGGGGAGAATGGTGCAGAAACTTATAAAGTTATTGACAATAAATTAGTCATAAGAGATAGAATTAGAAAATAAAGCTTGGCAAATTTTGTGAAGGGAATCATACTTATTCTTGTAAATAAATTACAGGAGGAAGTATGAATGGCTCATAATTTAAGTACATCAGAACAACTTATGTATTCTACAGTGAGAATTGAATGTTTAAGTAGTAATGGTCAAAGAAGCACTGGGACAGGTTTTTTCTTTAATTTTTTAGAAAATGGGGATAGATTTGTACCTGCTATAGTGACAAATAAACATGTAGTGGAAGGTGCTATGAAAGGGTTATTTCTAATGACAATTGCTGATGAAAATGATAACCCAGTTAATACAGAGCATGTGCCTATTGAATTAGAAAATTTTGAACAAGGTTGGATTTTTCATCCTGATCCTAATGTGGATCTTTGTGTTATGCCTATAGCACCTGTTTTAAATCGTCTTAATGATTTTGGAAAAAAAGCTTTTTATATAGCCTTAACTAAGGATCTTATCCCTAACTTTGAACAACTATCAAACTTAAGAGCTATAGAAGATATAACTATGATAGGATATCCTACTGGTCTTTGGGATCAAATTAACAATTTACCGATCGTAAGAAAAGGAATCACTGCAACCCATCCTAATATTAATTATAATGGGAGAGATGAGATACTCATCGATGCAGCTTGTTTTCCTGGATCTAGTGGTTCTCCTGTATTGTTATTTAATGAAAATGGTTATACAACAAAGGATGGAACTACACATTTAGGAGCAACTAGAGTTCTTTTGTTAGGTGTATTATATGCTGGACCTCAATTTACAGCAACCGGAGAAATTGTAGTTACTAATGTACCGACTTCTACTCAACCTTTAGCGGTTTCTCGAATACCGATGAATTTAGGTATGGTTATTAAAGCAAATAAATTATTAGATTTCGAAGAGTTGTTAAAGTAATAGTTTTTATAAAAAAAGAGAAGCGATTTCGCTTCTCTTTTTATTTTGAAATGGGGTGATTGAAGTGGAAGGGTTACAAGAGGTAAGAAGCGATGTTCAAGAAATCAAGCAAGATTTAAAGGATATCCGCTTAGAAATTAAAAGTTTAGAAATTCGAACGACAGGTAACGAAAAAGACATTATTAATATCACTAAACAGTTAGATAAGATCGGCGCCAATACTACCTGGATATTACGACTTATTGTGGGTGGACTTGTTTTGGCAGCCCTTAATTTCTTTTTGAAAGGAGGTGGTATGTAATGTTTGAAATTACAGTAATGATTGGCATTGTAGTAGGTCTTTCACAAATTAGCAAAACAATTGGATTACAAACAAAATATGTTCCGTTATTGAATTTAACGCTTGGCATTGTGCTAGGCGTTTTATTTTTGGGCGGAGATATCAAAACAAATGTATTTCAAGGAATCATCATTGGATTGTCAGCAAGTGGACTATTTGACCACACAAAAATTATGAAAAAGGATGTTGATGAAAAATGAAAAAGACATTAAAAAATATTTCTTCTGTAGCATTTGCTGTTATCTTATCTTTATCTGTTGCAACAAGCGCTTTTGCTGATAGAACACTTATTATTCCTGATTTACCTAAACAACCATACCGTAATGGCGTGGGTGCATATGAAGGTGTTGTAGCTCATTCTACAGCAACTCCAGAAGCGCCAGCTATCAATATTCAAAAATATGAGTCTCGTACATGGAGAAACGCATTTGTTCATTATGCAGTTGATTGGAATGAAACAATCCAAATTGCTGATACAAAGTACATTGCTTATGGCGGTGGACCTGCTGCGAATAAACGATTTGTACATGTAGAGTTATGCGAAACTGCGGACTATACAAAATTCAAACGCAGCTATGATAAATATGTTAAATTACTAGCTAAAATCTTACGTGACCGTGGGTTATCTGTAGAAAAAGGATTATGGACGCATAGCGATGTAACACATTATCTCGGCGGTACAGATCATGAAGATCCACTTGATTACTTAAAGTCTCATGGAGTTTCAGAATCTCAATTTAGAGCAGATGTGCAACGCGCATATAATAACGCTAATGTAGATGTTTCTGTACCGGACAAGCCATCTAAACCAGCAGAAGTACCGACAGCAGTAACAGACGGTATCGCCTATATTGAAGGTTACAACGTCAACTTACGTAAAGGACCAGGTACAAGCTATTCTAAGATTCGTCAACTAAACAAACCAGAATCTTATATTGTGTGGGCGGAAAGGGATGGTTGGTTAAATCTTGGTGGGGATCAGTGGATTAAGAATGATCCATCTTATGTGAAGTTTAGTAAGAAGAGTACAGTGGAATCATCTATTGTAGGGAAACGCGTTGTATCTAAAGTTAACAATCTACGTTTCTATGACGCCCCATCTTGGCAGGATAAAGATGTTGCTGGTTCTGTAGATGCAGGGTTAGGATTTACGATTGATGCGAAAGTAAGTGCTAATGGATCACCACAATATAAAGTACACAATAGCAAGGGCGAAACATACTATGTAACAACAAATAAAGCCTATATCTACGTGAAGTAAGGGAATTCGTCTTTATTATGATTTCTTTAGTATGTAAAATTTTAAGAGGGTGTAAATACAAGCGGAAAAGTTTTGAGCACTATAAATACTGTTGCTGAAAAAATCCTCTTAGAATTTAGGTAAATGTGAGGTTATTTGCAATTTGAATATTTATATTAAAAAGGAAAATTTGGTAATTGATCAACAATAAATGTATAATATAAAAAGGTAAATAATTGTATTATAATTTGATTTAAAACTATAACTTGGGGGATTAGAATGTTTTATTTAACATCTTTTGGGACAAGAAGGACAAAAGAAGGGTTTCATTTGGTCAGTGATAGTTGGAATGATTTTGGGTTTTATACACTCTATAAGTTATTTTATCTTGATAATAATTTAAAAGAGACTGAGATTGGTTATATCAAAATTGGTTGTAAGGGACAAACAGAAGGACGTGCAGAGCTTCCAACTGATTTTGAAAGCATACCATTAGATTATTTTTCTTTAGGTCAAAGTGTAGATTATTACGCAAGGCTTCGAAAATTGGGGGATGAGGTTCGAATAGAGTGCTTACAAGGGTTAAATGATTTGGCATACTGGGAAGATATGTATGAAGAGGTGTATAAAGAAGAAGTGGTGGAAACCTCGTTACTAAGGGAATTAAATAAAAGAAGTGTAGCTCGACAATTTAGAAGAATTGCACATGGTGGTGCAATTTTAACTACTTATGATTTCAGTTTTGAAATTCAATCTGGAGATAGAGTTTCTAACTTTGAATTTGAAGTGATACCTGAATCATTACCACCAACTAACATTCATGCAATTATTGGTACTAATGGATCAGGAAAAACTACTACCCTTAAAGGGATTATAAATGGTTATTTAAACGATAACTTAGATGAAGATTTTTCAAATGCAGTATATATTTCATTTAGTATTTTTGATAAAAATGGTCATTACAAATCTACAAATAATGGGAAAGGATATTATTATGTAGGTGTTAAAAATGATGATTCAAAAACAAAATCACAAAATGATTTGAAATTAGAATTTCAGCAGTCAATTAATAGTATACTTTCGAAAAAAAGGTACTATTACTTGCATAGAATGTTAGAGATTTTAAATGCTGATTATAATTTGAGTAATTTCAATCTTATAGACATATTAAATGAATTTATAAATACTTCTAAAAGTAACAGCGATGTAGAAAATTGTAGTTCTAAATTAAGTGAATTATTTGATAATTTCAGTTCAGGTCATCAAATAATTCTATTGTCAATAACTAAGATTGTTGAATTAATAGTCGAAAAAACCTTAATTCTTATTGATGAACCAGAAACGCATTTGCATCCGCCACTTTTATCTGCATTTATACGAGCGATTTCTGAAATTACAATAGCAGAAAATGCAGTAGCTATTTTAGCAACACATTCTCCTGTCGTTTTACAGGAAATACCAAAGTCTTGTGTGTCAATTATACGTAAACATGGAGAGCAAATGAACATTATACGCCCTCGCTTTGAGACTTTTGGAGAGAATATAGGTGTATTAACAGAGGAAGTATTCGGATTGGAAATACCTAACACTGGATTTCATACATTACTTAGAAAAATTGTTAAAGAAAATCCTAATTATGATAAAGTTCTTGAGCGTTTTAATAATGAACTTAGTATTGAAGCAAAATCGGTTATTCGAACATATATAAATGAAATTAATAAAGACAAGTAAGAGGTTAAGAACATGTATTTATTAAATTTACCGGAATATAAAATTGAAAATTTTTATAAGGAATTGTTAGACGGGCGACATAACAATGATAAAAACAAATTTCTTAAAACTAGATTGCTAAAGATACAACCTTTACTTCAAGTAGCACAAGATGATTATAAAGTCCTAGCTGAGGAACAATCTCTACATGAAATTCAAGAGAATACAGTTATAAATATTCCTCACACTGTTGAGCTAGATGAGCCAATTCCTAGAACTGTTGATGTTAAAGAAATGGAAAGAGTCTATACGGAATTTCTAGTAGATAAACCAGATTCAACTAAGATTGGGCGAACAGTTTATGAGTCAATTTTATTGAATACCAGTTATAATTTGTGTCCCTACTGTTCTGAGAGACAGGTTAAAACTGTCGATCATTATTTACCTAAAACTAAGTTTGCTTCCCTTGCTATTACACCGTATAACTTATTACCATGCTGCTCGGATTGCAATAAGGATAAATTAGATAAGTATATACTTCAGGAAGGTAAAATGCTAATACATCCTTATTTTGACGATTTAAGTGATCAAAGTTGGTTAGAGTGTAAAGTAGTTGATAATACTTGGCCGATTACATTTTCTTATTCTGTTTCAGATACAGTTTATGATTCTACACTTAGGTCACGCATCGATACCCATTTTGAACTGTTTAATTTAAGCAAGTTATATGCTGATAAAGCAACAAGAGACTTTAATGGTAGGGTGAAATCGTTAGTTAGAGAATATAATTCTAATCCGGAAAATCAGGCTTTAAATTATATAGATGATAATCTTGAGTCATATAAAGAGGAAAACCTTAATTCATGGCAAACAAAAATGTTTGAGGGTTTAAAAAGTTCACAATGGTTTTTAGAAATAGCACTTCCAGAATTACAAACTTATTATAGAAAATAAATTAGTAACAACAAGTGAGTATTCTACAAATCTAATAAAGGAAAAGTGTTCTACGGTTTGTCAATAATTAACTAGTACAAAAAATCTCTTATATTCTATTTCTGCATTTATATAACTTAAAGATTAATGTTTTGACGTTAATAATATCATTATTTGTTAGGCTAAAGTAAAAAATCCGACTCTGAAATGAGTCGGATTTTTGCTATTATTATACTAAAATTTACTTTTAGATAATGCTCATAAGATTAGTTTTATCATTGGACCAATTAAGTGAGAACCTTTAAATATAGAGCGTACAACATTCATAATATATCCTCCTAAAATTTAAGTGGATTATGTCAGTTCTGTTTATTTATTTTATTTAAAACTTTATCCATTTGGCGCTCGCTTGCGTGTGTAGCGCTACTTGTTGCATTTTCTATGCCGTGGTAGTTGTATTTAGAATTTTGCCAGAAGTCAAAAGCGAAATCTTTTAATGACTTTTTGGATGTATGTCTATCAACAACATGTGATTTAAAAATATTAGTTAACATATACTCATGATTAGATACATTTTTAATATAGTTTTTATCCTTATATTCTTTATATGATATCAT